GATCTCTTAACTTATTAAGTTTTGCAATATTTTCAGGTGAAATACCTTCTGCAATTATTTCATCAATTCTCATATCTGTTTCTTCCTACGGCCTGCTGCCCAATAACCTGCTATTGCCCCTATACCTGTACCAACTTTCTTAAATGTTTCTGGCTTTTCTTTGGCTAACTTGGCTGCTTTTCCTGCAACATAACGTCCTGCTACTGCACCAACAGCTGCACCTGCAACTTTTTGTGCTAAACTTGTTCTCGGTACATCATATGCTGGTTCTGGCTTGTACTTTCTATATTTAGTCATTGTGCTGAGAGGTCCAATAATCTCACTACCTCTTCCTAAGTTTCTACAAGTTTGTAAAATCTTTGCTACAACAAGTTGTCTACTAGCATATTTTAAATTACCCCAATTAGAAATAAATCTTCTATACTGTTTGTAATTTGAATTTTTAATATTGAGCTGTGATTCAAGTCTGAAGAAATAGTTCATTGCTTCATTTGCTCTATCACCAGCAACTGCCATTTTTTTCATAAACATAAAGTGTTTACGATCTTCAAAGTTTAAACTTTTTAAAAATCTTTTGCTTGCTAATGGGTCTTTCAAGTTAAACTTATCACTGTCTGGATTCTTAATAGCATAGCAAAGCATGTATAAGTCTGTTGCACTGGTTCTAAAAGAATTATAGCCACCATATTGTGACGTTGCTTTTGCATAACTCTTAGCATAGTTGTGCTGGACATCGTCTTGTAGCATCATATACAATGCTATAGTGTTTAAGTATGCTAAATCAGCAATGTCTCTGCCAGTGAGATAACGCATGTTACCGCTTGTACGGTATAATCTGCTTTCAGAGATTTCATTGTCTATAAATTCTAGTTCCATTTTATGAACCTGGCTTGCCTGTTCCAAAGTTTAGTCTGCTAAACTCTAGTCTGTCTACTAATTTTAATGCGTTGCCCATTCTGTCAATAGCAACAAAACCTTCGCCACTTGTTGCTTTAAAGCCTTCACCATCTGCAGCAAACGTTTGTGTGCTTTGCAGTTTAGTTAACTTGTCAATGATTGTTAATTTTGCTTTGATAAGCATCAAGTATAAATCATACACTGCTGTTATTTCAGCAGCATGCTGTTTGATAAATTCAACAGTTCTAACTTGCTGTTCTAATTTAGCATCTTTGGTACTTTGCTGTTTCACTGAGTCAATTTTCTTATTCCAGTACTCAATAAATTTTACAACAAAATCTTTTGCTAAACTTTCAGGTGAACCAAAGTCGCCTGCTCTCACTTTGTTGTTCACAGTTGCTTTCAATTGAGGATAAAAATCTTTACCTACTAAATCGTTACCTTTCTCTAACCAGTTAAATACATCTCTGCTGATTTGTTTTGTGTATGAATCTGCAGCCTTGATTGCACTTAGCACTTCTGCTGACTCTTCAGCAGTCATTGTTACTGTACCTGATACATCTTTGATGTTGGCATCTGTTTGCCATACACTTGGTGAACTACCTAATCTATCTGAGTCAAAGCCAAACTTTGCTGTTGTGTCTGCTAAATTTGGTCCGCCTACATATTCTGTGTGCCACACAATGCCCATGTCAGCACTTAGCATTTCTTTTGCTAGGTCGCTGTCTTTAGGAACTGCGTATGCCAGTGTATTAGGTTTGAAATATATAAGTGTCTCACCATCTTGTTCCATTTCTTTGATGTCTTGTTTGAGAAACATCAAATCACCTTGTGCCACAGTGTCCCAATTTAGTTTGCTAAGATTTTTCAAACAAACTTTTAACTTAGTTCTAAGTCCTTCGGCACTTTTTAGTTCGCCTTTTACCATTTTATCTGGATGATTGGTTTCAATATCTTTTTCTGTGTGGTTGAGTTTTGCTTTTCCTGCAAACACACCTTTAGTACCAACAAAAAATTTGCCCGTTTGTGGATCTTTACCAGCAATGATTGCTGGAGCACCGTCCCATTTTACTGTCATGTCAAACTTTTGTTTGCTTGAACCTTCTAGCATTTGATGTAAACTGTATAGATAGTTTACTGCTTCCTTAGCACCTGCATATCCTTTGTTAAAAATATGATCTTCGAGATGCTCCATATGAGTATTTTTGCCTTCTGCTTCTAGCAATAGGCTTTCTGTTAATACTCTGGTAATTAGAGGTTTGGAAATTTCTACAAATCTCATTACACACCCGCTAACTTTTTCATTTCATGTATTTTGATCTGTTCAATTGGTACTAACAGTACATGACTGTCAACTGCTTCTGATACTAGCACTTCGTAACCTAAGTCTTCCCATGTAAGTCCTGCGTATTCAAGTATTGCATTCATGTGTTGATATGCTTCTGCTCTCATGCTTCTTGCTAATTTAACAAAGTGAGCGTATGCTTGTGGATCGCTTTTTGCTAATCCTCCACGTTTCATTGCAGGAGCTGCCGCTTGTATAAATGTATCGGCATCATAACCTTTATTTTTTAGGTCACTTAACTTAGTAACTAATGCTTTTGCAGATTCTAAATCACCTTGTAGTGTTTTAGACTGCAATGCTTTTAGTTCTGCTGTGGTTGGACCTGGTACTGGTTTAGGAGCACCTTGTGCTTGTGCTGGTTGCTCGCCTGCTTGTGGTGCTGGTTGCTCTCCTGGCTGTGGTGCTGGTTGTTGTTGTGGAGGTGTCTTGCCACCTGCCATTGCACCACCAATTGCGGCACCAGCCATACCTGCTAGTTTTCTTCCAATACCTGATTTAGGGTCTGAACGTGTTGCTTGAGCTAGTCCTGGTGTTTTACCACTCATATAATCTTTAGCACGTTGTACAATGCCACCTGGTTTAGGTGGTTGTCCAGTAACATCTTTGTTGACTTGCTTCATGAGCTCTTGCTTCATTAAGCCAGTTGCTGGAGTACCGTTAGGATCTAACCATTCGCCTTGTTCTGCACTCCATTTAAATTCGATATTGTTGACTTTTTTCTTTGTGCCATCGTTGATATCTATCGCATTATCTGCTGGTTCTTCACCTGTATTCTGGGGTGCAGCACCGCTTGTAGTGCCCTGTGCGCCTGTTTTAGGTGCTGGGGTACCTTGTGCACCACCTTGTGCAGGTTGTTGCTGTTGTGCAGGCTGTTGTGTACCACCTTGTGGTGCTTGTTGTGCTGGTTGCTCACCACCCTGTGCTTGCTGTCCACCTGCTTGTTGCTGTGGAATACCAGGTCTGCCTGCATCTCTTTGAGCACCTTGTGCTTGTTGTTGTGCTGTTGGTGCTGGTAATGCTGTTGATACCTGAGTAACATCACCAGGCTCCATGCCTGCTTGAGCTAATATGTTTGAAACTGATTGTGCATCTGTTGGCTTACCTGATTTGCTCCACAAGTCAGATAACTTTTTGACTGTGATTTGGTTGCCTATTTCTTTTGCTGCGGCTTTTGCACCACCTGCAATAGCACCACCTGCTTTCTTAGCGGCGTCACCTACTTTTGCTGCGGCATTACTTGCAAACTTTTTAATATCTGCTAGTCCAATTTCGTTCAATACCTGTTGTTCTGATTCATTTAAAGGAAGGCCTGCTAAATGCTTGGTATAGATTAAGTCGTAATTAATACCTTCTGTAACAACTTTTTTGTCTTGTAATTCTCTACTAAATGCAGCTACTGTTGCTGCTGCCCCAATTGATTTAGCAAGTGTTTGTTTAAATGTATCTACTATTTGTTCTACACCTGCTTTAGAGTCTACACTAACACCTGTGTATTCATTTTTGAATTGGAACAATTGATCTCGTGCTTCGGGAGACAAGTCTGCGTCAGCAATTTGATCCCAAATTGGATGGGTTGGGCTTGTGAATACATCTTCTACTCGAAACACAGGATTTCCAGCAGGGTCTACACCTTGAATTGAAACAGTACTTGAAAAACTAATTGGCGGGTCTATGTCACCAACACTTGTTGAAATTTCTGACGTAATTTTTTTGCCAACTTGGATTTCTGTACCGTCAAGTTCAGTTGTATCTAGTACAGGGGTATCTCCATTATAAGCCGAAGTTACTTCGTTACTTGCACTAATGTCTGTTCCTATGAATCCAGCATCATCCATTGCTTTTTCCATCTGAAAATAGTCTTGTAGTTGTTCAGGATCAATACCGTTATCTTCTGCCCATCCAACTACTTCGGGAGAAATATCAGGTTCTGCATCAAAATTGATGCCGGCTGCGTTTAGTTCTTCTGCACTTATACTTTCTGCTGGTACTCTTTCAACTTCTCCACCTATTCGTGTACTTGTACTTCTTTCTAAATCTTGTCCCTCTAGACCTGCATAGTCCTGTAGTTCGTCTACACCACCTAGTTCACCAATTTTTTGTGAAACTTTCTCAAGTTCTGCACCAATCATGTCTTGTGCATCACCTTCTGAACTTCTAAATGCAGTTTCGAGAGCATTTTGTGTTTTTAATAAATCTTCTATAGCATCAGGTTCTAATCCTTCAATGCTAGTTGCACTCATTGCTTCGAGGCCACTAACATCAAGTGTTTGTCCGTCACTTGCAATAATAACATCTTGAACATCAGGTGGTACAAGCTCACCAATAACATCTAGACCTTTACCTATTACTGCACCAACGGCTGCTGTTTTAGCAGACTTGCCAACTGCTGTTGAAAGTTGTTCGCCTGCAAGTAATTCATTGCCGGCTCGTAATACAAAACCTGCTGCCGCACCTCCTGCTGGGCCACCAGCAAAAGCGGCTGCTGTGGTTAATAAAGCAACTGCAAACTTTGCTTTACCTGGATGTTCTTTAGCAAGTTCACTTATTTTTTCTATTGAGGCAACAATTTTAGAATCTTTGCCGCCTAATGCTACTGTCAAATCTTTTTTGGCTTTGTCAAAAATAGCATCAATGTTCCTTACAGGAGTAGTATCCTGTATCATCACACCTAGTTCATTGATTTTTTTGTTGATTTGACTTACAACACCACTAGCAAGTTTAACACCACCTACTACGGCTTTACCTGCTTGAGCTGCTTTCTCGCCTGCTGCGCCTGCTTTGGTTTGGTACTTGCCTGAATCTAGTGCAAACTTTTCTGCTTGTCCAAAAATGCCTAAGATTTGATTAGCAGTGAATTCTGCTTCTGTGAGTTGTTCGTATTCTTCGAGGAGAGGCCATAATTCTTGCTCCCATCTGTTAACATAATTCTTTGTGTCTTCGTCTAATTGACGCCAAACACTTTCAGATAGGATTTTGTGACTTTTGCTTTCGTGTAATTCTAAGTTATCAACTAATGCATCACGTAATATCATTATCTTTCCTCTGACTTTCCTTGATAACTTTCCTAATACCTCTACTAAACTTCAAAGGATCTCTGCCCTTAATGCTGTTTACTAGTCTATTAGAAAGATCTTTAGCGGTGTCAGAGTCATAATGTAACTCTATTTGTTCTAATAAGTTGATTGCACTGTTAATAACGTGGTCAGCTCTGTTCTCCACAGAGTAATCTCTGTCTCGATCTACTGATATTTGATTTAATTCTGCTAAAATACTTTTACGCACAACTTCTCCACCGATAAATTGTTATAACACTATTTATCAAATTAGAAGTCATCGTTTTTCTTTAAAAACTCTCGCATGTTAAGTGCCTGGGCTACTGTGTCTTGTTCTTCTGCACCTTCTGCTTTAATACTGCTTGATCTTTTGAGTTGATCAACGAGACTACCAGTGGTCATTGTCATTGCATCTTCGTCACCTTCTTCGAGATCTTCAATTCTCAATGTGTCGGGGTCGAATTTTAAGTCTACTTTTGTGCCTACACCAGCACTACTACGAGTTTTCATAAACTGTATTTGATATCTACCACGTTCTCTCATAGCATTACTTGTAAAAATACCTACAACATTATCTGCTGTTTGTATTTTACTGATGCCACCTGCAATATGATGGTGGTCAAACTCAATTTCTTCTACAGCACCTCTGTTCAACTGCGATGCTGTTACCATTAGCAACTCACGTTCCATTGCTAAATTACGCAATTCCTCAGATACAAATTTATCTTTAATAAATGTGTTTTCTGCACTAACTTTGCCATTGATTGGCATCATTAAATCCAAGTAATCAATCAGTAAGCAATCTACTTTTTCACCACATTCTATCTCATACTCACGCAAGAATACTCTTAAATCATTAGCATTTACACCATTAGGCATGTATTTTACCCTTAGTTTTCCTGCACCTTTTGCTTTCATACGCACTCTTAAGTCAACATCATCGATGTTTTTCATAACTTCTCTGGTGCTGTATCCACTTACCATTGCATCAAGACGCATACTGATAAGTTGTTCACTAAGTTCTAAACTAACATACACAACATTCATGCCAGCCATTACCCAGTTAACTGCAAAGTTCTGTAAGAACAGACTTTTACCTGCGCCGGAGCCTCCTGCGAATATCGTGATTTCGCCTCTGTTCAGTCCACCGTAAAGTTTTTGATCTATCCCCTTCCAGCCTGTGCTTGTTGCTCCTGCTTGCTTTTTGATCCATTCCAATCTCTCCTTTGGATTGTCAAAGTAATCTAAACCTAAATCTTTTACAAGTCCTGTTTGACTTGCTGCTTTAATTTTGTTTTCAACTTCACCGTAACTCTGTTTTTCTAACAAGTCTGTGCTTTCAATAATTGCTTTTTCTAATGCTTTGTGTCTACAAAAAGTTTCAAACTCATTTAAAAACCAGTTATGATGTTCAGGAGTTACGTTATCAATTGGATCAATATCAATTTTACCAACTGCTTTAATTTGATCTATTGTGGGGATAGCATTATATTCTGTGCTATGACTTTTTAGCAACTCAACTGCTGGTTGAAACTTTCTGCTAAACCATTGCGGTTCAACAATATTTTGACATCTAGAAAACAACGTTGGATCACTAATCAGAAATCTCAAGAACATTTCTTGTATTTCGTCGTTGTACTCTGTAATATCGCTCATAACATTCTCATCTTTACTTGTGATTTAATCTTATTATTGGTTGCGTACTTAATTATACTTGCAACCGTTAAAAGTCTGCCATATTTGGCTACTGCATCAGCGGCATCTTTGCAATCTGCATGCCAAGTAGGGAAACTAACTTCCCAACCTAACTCTAATGCTTGTTCAATTAGTTCTTTGCCAGCAGTATCTCTGTCAGGACATAGTATAACACGTTTACCTAATCTGTCAATTAAGTGTGCTTGTTCTGCTGTAACACTATTTCCCATTACACTAACACCATCTATGAGTATTGCATCAAATACACCTTCTGTGACAATAACAATTTCTCGTTCATTGTTTGCAAATGCGTCAACATTGAATACATAGCCTGGTTGTAATTTGTGCAAATACTTTGGTGTCTGCTTATCAGGTGGAGCAATATGTCTTCCAGTCCATCCTACAATTTCTCCATTGTATGTAAAAGGCACAATTACTCTGCGTTTGTTTGCTAGGTCATTAAAATGTAGCAGTGGGTATATACCTAATATGCCTCTGTCCTTTGCATACTGCTTTAGTTCGTTGTCGTCTGGCAATGATTCTATCATTGCTACATTCTCTGGCAAGTCTACTGTATCAAACTTACTGAGGTTGTATACATAGTTAGACTCATCTTGTTCTTGTAGTTCGTCAGCAACTTTGAGCAGTTCCATTTGTACAGAATGTATATCTGCATCTGTTGCACCTAAACGTGTAACAACCTCTTTATACTTCTTGCCCATGTACGGGCTCATACCCCATCCTGTTTTATAACCACAGTTAAAACAGTTGAAACTTATTTTAGCACCGTTGCTAATTACGCCAGCACGTTTCCTAGTATCATTACACATCGGACAGTCAAAGGTTGTCCATCCGCTTGGAGTACGACTACTCCGCACTGGAAGATTATCAATTAGTAATCGATGTACTTGTTCTACAATAGAATCCACTGTCATGCGTGTATTTTAACAGGCATTGACTAGGATGTCAAGACGTTTTTTAGTTTCTGAGTTGAACTTTGGCAATACTACTGTTAGCATCATCGGGATAACTTAATACCCTAACCCAATTTGCGTTCACTTTAAATGAGCGACAAAAAACATTGCTATCAGATGTAAGGGAAATATTACCGGTAACATCAAACCAATCATTGCTGGCATCATCACTACCTGGAGCACCAAGTAGACAACTTGCTTGAACTTTAACATTACCTGTATAAGTGCTAGGGTGTATTGCTATACTGTGTTGGGCATGATTAAAGTTTCTATCTAAGTTTCCAAACAATGCACTTGAAGCATAAACATTTGCACTAACTTGTGTTAATGATTCATCTACTTGCGTTGGTACAGGATCAAATACTGCTTGTCCTGATATTTCGATATCAAATGATATATCGTTATTTTGATTTGAGTAAATTGGTAAATCTAGACCTTCGCTGTTTGTTCTGGTAATATAAATTTTGTATAAACCAGCATCAATGTCCTGTATATCACCTTTGGTTAAATAGAGTTTAACAATTCCAACATCGCTGGTGTTCTCAAGTCTCTTGGTTACTAAACGTTTCTTAGTTGCTGGGTTTACCAAGTAGGCAACTAGTTCATCTGCAAACACACTCTGAAGTTTTCTATCTCTATTTCTGATATTGAACTTGATTGTGTTTGTCAATCCTTTATGTGCTATTAGTGATTTATTGTTCATTGGTCTGTTATCCACGTAAAAACTGTTGGTGGTAACCACAAGGTCCACTGTATCTTCGTACAAAAATAGTCTGTGATCACCGTAATCCATAAAATATATACCTTTCTATTGTAGTATTTATCAATGCTAAAGGTAAATATTCTTATGCAAGATATCGATCAAGAGCGACTACCCTTTATAACTGGAATAAAATACTCGAATCAAGAATACTATGGGATTGTAGTTAATTATGATAATACGATCTTAACATTATACGATCTTGCTAAAATGCCTGACCAAAAGATAAGAGAAGAATTTGTTGGCCTAGGCGAAACGTGGTGGTGGGAATCAAATAGACAGTTACCAATAGACGTTTTCCTACACCATGAAATGAAAAGTTTCCAACCTTTCCTAACCACTGTAGTAATGAAAGATGTCGAACACTTATTCGGCCCTATGACAACATTACAAAATCTTTTAAAGAAACGTATCAAACGTAGAGGAATACAACTAGTTAAGAAGTCTGACTAAGTTGTTCACAAATTAAATTTAGTTGTACTACGATAGCAGTAGCAAACGCAATGGCGTGTGCTTTCTTAAAATAGTATTCACCATCATCCGGCTTGTCCCAAACAGTTAATGCAATTTCATCAAACGATTTACCCATCAAATGTTTCTTAGCAGGACGTATAATTGCTAGTATCATCGCTAGTTGTTCAACACTACTAGGCTTGTATGACTTAACAACATCTGCATAATTGTTAATGTGATATAATTGACTAACAACTTCTTGATGTTCTAACAAGTTCCACATAGGCTCTGTTGCAAGTAATCTATTTAAGTGTGCTTCATCTTTAACACCTTGATAGACAGTGTTGTTTAAGAAGTCAACTTTAAACCATCCATCTTGCTCTGCCTCTTTATGATCAATATTGCTGTAGCCTTCAAGTGGAAACATTGGTATAGTTTGGAAGTAGA